TGCCCCCGTCCCCGCCGCTACCGCCATCACCGCCGGTGCCATCATTGCCCCCATCATCGCCACCGCCGCCAGTACCAGTTCCAGGATTGAGAGAGTCGCCGGTTGCTGGAGCCTTGTAACCCGATTCAGACGCGCATGACGGGCTAGCCGAATTAAGACCAACAACGAAGTTGCAAAAGCCAGTATCTGTAGAACCGGCAACACGGTAGCAGGTGCTAACAGATGCGGAACTTGCGAGGTAAGAGCATGAGTTATGGCAAATATCATCAGCGACTTGGCGAACAGACCAAACGACATTGTATTTATCCCCGCTTTTGACGACAGAACTATTCTCGCCGCGCGACTCAAGCGTTTCCGGGCAAGCTTGCTCATCTTTAACTTCGACAATGCCAACGCTATCATCTTGCTTCGTCGTGCCAAAAAGCATGTAGGAGTATTTACAGTAATAAGTCGTATCGGAAAGCTTTTGACATTCGCCAGGGGTGTAATCAGTTCGGCTTTGACTGGTTTTGAATTTATCAACTGCCTTAGTGTAGGCTGCAATAAAGGCCTGTGGTGTAGGCTGAGTGCCAGTCTCAGTGCATTCATTTTTCATGGCGGAGGCATAGCCGGCATTGCAAGTCCAGCCAGCGTTAGCGCTTGGCGCAAAGTAAAGCGACAACAATAAAAGTGGCAGAGTTCTAATAAGAGCTTTCATATCACAGCCCCGCTAGCGCTGACAGCGCGCAGGCACCGCCAAAACAAAACATTGCAAAATAATAAAGGTCGGCCATATCGACGCTCCCGAATTGCAGGCAAAAAAAGGGCGTCCGAAGACGCCCCGGCAGAACGAAGTTGTGAGCTTATGCGCTCTTAACCATGCCAATTACAATCTTGACGCCTTTGATGGCGGCATACATGCCAATTACCGCTCCGCCGATAGCCAAGGCACCGGTAATTACCGAGGCAAAATCGAGAGAGCTAGTCAGAGACGAGTAATCCGGCGCTTCACCAGCGGCGAATACGGCAGGAGCAGTTGCAGCAACACCCAGGGCGAGAACGATTTTTTTCAACATGGGGAACATCCTTATATGGTTTTGACAAAGTTTACTAACGCACGAACTCCAACCGTCATCACCAGGACAGAGGCGATAACAGAGAATCCGGCCCCAAACGCTTGCCCCATAGCAACTGGGTCAAGTTGTGAGACGTCAAAAGGAGGCGTATACGGCGCTACCTCCCATTGGGTGGAACAAACAGGTATGCCACCCTCGGTGCTTATGTCACCTGGACAATAGAGGGTGGCGGCCATTACGAAGCCTTAGCCTGCGCAGGCTGGGTATTCACACGACGGCCTTGACGCGGGTCAACTTCGAAGCTGAGTCGGCCATCGCGCACATCTGCGACAACATCGCACTCATACATTCCCGGCTGCGGAACTTCGTTTGGCAGCGCTGCGTAGAAGTCAGCCTTTTGCGGGTATGGGATGTTTGGCAGGTGTACATAAGCCGTGTACATGCAGTAAGGCTTGCCGCTCTTTTGAGCGGTACCAGAACGGAATTGGCCGGTAACTTCTACGTTGATGGTGTTCGACATGGTGTTGCCCTCTTCTATCATTGGCTGTCGGTAACTTATGCCCGACTTACATCGTGCCCAGCTGGGCGGAATCAGTTGTGTAGCCCATCCACTCTGCAAGCGATGGAGTTCCGCGAGTATCACTCACAAGGAACCATTGTTTTTCAGGCTTGGCGCCCTGCTCTTTTCGCACCTCAAGCTCTGCCATGGTCTGAGCAACTTGCTCAGTAAGAACAGGGTTCATCAACGCTTTAATTTGACGCTGTTGTTCTAGGGCGCGGCGTTGCCCTGGTGAAATCTGTGCGCCCTGAAAGCTGACAGTTTTCATGCAGCCACCAAGTGCAGGTGGCTTGGGCGGCGATACCAAGACGGCATAGGAAGCGCCGACTTCGTTACTTCGCGGCACTGGCGAACGAATACAGGCGCAAAGCGCGAGGTATCGCAGGCGTTACGGATGTTGATGCCGATCTTATTCAAGCGAGCGGCGTGAGTTTCAAAGGCGCGCTGGGAAAGCCCGTGAGCGCTGCCGTGCATCCATATCATCGCCTGAGCAGCAGTAGCATTTGCGGCTTGGCGGCTACCTACAATCCCTTCCTCAAGCAACTTATCAGCAATGGTCATCATATCCATGGCTGTCACCTTCATTCGTTCGTCAATGGCAAGAAATTCGTTGTGTATATCTACAAAGCGGGCTTCATCGAAAAGGCCCCAGTAGGCCAGCCCTTCACGCTTCAAATACTCGGCTTTCAACTCTTGTTCCATACGAACTACGCCGTTCTCGACGCAGTAGTCGCGAACTTGGACGACATACTTATACTCAGCAGAGCCTTCACCAAATTCGCGCTTGATCTTTGGAAGTAAGTTCTGATCCATTTCGAAAGACTTTTCGTAAGCCTTGCGATACTGGAGGCGTCCACCCTTCCCGTTACCCTTAGGAGTCCAAGCAACAGTTCTGCCGTTTGGGTACAAATAACCAATGCTGTGACCAATGCGCTGCGAAGAAACGCCGCGCAAATAAGCAAGTGGATTCCCTTCGCCGAGAGCGACGTTAGTCGTCAAGTCAATGCGATGTATAACCGCGCCGTCAGCTACAAGGTCACCAGCTTTTCCGCCTGAGGCACCATCGCGAACAATTACGCGAGTACAGCGGGTAAATGGCGGCAAACCGTATTGAGCCAGCAGCGAGTTATAAACCGCGACGCACTGGTCAATGGTGGTGAAACCGAAAAGGTTGTCCAGCCGCCCTACCCGGCTTGGGTTGCCGTCAACACGAACGTTGCGACCTGAGACATGGATCGTGACCGAGGTCGAGAAGCTTTCGCGGTGGACAAAGCGTGGCTGCTTAGTGCTCAGCACCTCATTCGTGTTGGCGTCGATGGTCACGGTAAACACGTCGCACACGACCGGGAGGTCATGCGGGTGTTCCTGAGAAACGGTGAGCCAATCGATGAACATGCGACAATCCTGTCAAGCCACTAAATTCCGTGGCCGAGACTACAAGATGTCGCGGTGATGGCGCAACCTTAATTTCGTTGGTCGTGCCACCATATTTCGGTGGTGTATGGGCATACAGGAGTTAGTTTTATGGATCTGAACCCGGCTACAGAGATCATCATGAGCATTGGCGAGAACATACGGCGGAAGCGCGAGATGCTGGAAATGTCGCAAAAAGCGCTGGCCGAGGCCATCGATAGCGGTGAGAACACCGTATCAGGATGGGAGAAAGGCAAGAACCCTCCCCCGGGCGACAAGGTCGCCGCAATGGCGCGCTTATTTGGTTGTTCGACAGATGAAATCTTGCTGGATGAGCACGAGCGCGACATGGCACCAGAAATGAGAGCTTTATTCAGGCGATTCAGCGACTTACCGACTGAGCTAAAGCCGCTTGCAAGGAGCGTAATCGGGGCTTCGCTAGGGGCTCTTGAGGAAGAAGCGATCCGGTCGAGTTCGACCTAAAACCGCAGATGTCTTCGGTAAAGTGGGGGTGTAACAGCACCCCCACCCCCTTCCCATCGGTGGCGATCGCCAGAGCCGAACAGCAAAAGCAGATCAAAAGCCCCTCCGGGGGCCCTCCGGGAGCTCTCGGCGAGGCCAGGGTTGCGGGGAGAAAAGCACTCCCCACACCCCAGGCGGAGAGTAATTGGACGGGGCGTGGTAAAGGGGCGCTGCGCTCCGGGACTCCGTTTATCGAGACGGTGAAGCGCTGTCACGATAAGCCGGGGTCGCGGCCCTTGACCATTCAAGACCGCGCCGGGGGCAATTGGCAAAGAGCAACAGCGGACTGGGGAGTCATTGGCGGCGGGGTCCGCGCTACGCTAAACCCCGCCGTCAACGACTCCTCCCAAGGAAACCGGTGAACTGACAGCAAAATTGCACCTGGACGAGTTCTGCTGCAGGAAAATCTGCTAGCAAATATCAACCTGGTGCAGCAGCTGGTGAGCGAAAAATGCTAGCGACCGTAGCCCGGCCGCAGTGGGTTTCCAGACGACGGAATAAACAAATCACCCTGCCCTGCGACCTCAGCCAGTTGCGCCGCGGCTTTATGCGCTTCACGCAAAACGCCCTTGTAGACGCCTACCTGCTCTCTCAAAACCCGGATCTGCTCCCGCAGTTCGTTGAGTTGGTCGCGCTGGCTGTCAGCGAGTGAGACGCAGGCGATAAACGCCTGACTCCCTGTGCCCTTGCCAGTGAGAATCTTGGCAGTACGAACAAGCTCAACGGGCACGTCGCGAAGGGTGAGAAGCTTTGTTTCAGACATTTGCGAATCCTTTTGCTAGCAAATTGGTCACCATACGCCGGTAACCAGGTGTAAATATGCTAGCAGCTCTATCGAGGCAGATGCTAGCAAATTCGAACCTGGCAGGCGCCGCCGGCACGACAATTTGCTAGCAGAATATTCTGGTTGTTAACACAAAATCTGATAGCAATTTACGTCCTGGTGCAGCAGCTCGAGCAGCAAAAATGCTATCAGAGGTCATCGATCAGCTTGGCGACCTCGCGCAGCTTGGACACGAGAACGTCCAGTTCGGCAGACTCCGCGTCTAGCTGGGTCACCCTGCCGCGCAGCTTGCGGATATCAGCAACAAGAACGCCGTAGGACGCTATCAGCGATTCAATCGCATGTTCAGCGTCAGAGTTGGCCATGTAGAGCTTTGCGTCGTTCACGGCGCGCTCTGAGAGGGTCACTGGGATTCGCATAATCGACCCTATGTTACGCGACGCCCGGTGCCGCTGGCAGTGTCCGGACGACGCTCAACATAAGGTCTGTGCATTATGCGAACCCTTGGATTTTTCCCCCGGGGCCGTGTACCCTACATTTCAGCACTAAAAAGCATAACTACGCTAAATGACTATTTAGAATAGTTATATGTGTGCTTCCC